AACCATCCCCCCGAAGACGCCAGCTTTGACGTTCCTGGCCTGCATCTTGTTGATCTGCGCCGCGGTCTTCTCCTGCACTGCGCGAATCTTCGCAGACGCCACGCGGGTATCGTTGTAGCTCTTCGCGAATGCGGTCCCGAGGGTGCCAGTTGCCCGAGCAACTCCCGCAGTCAGCGAGCCCATCGACCGAATGATTGATGCCGAGGCACTGCCCGCGTTCGATGCCATCGAGCCCATCGCGTTCCCGATGCCACTGGCAGCCGAGCCGACAGCCTTGCCAGTGGACTCAATGACCGACCCGACCGCAGACATGGCGGTGAAGAAGCCGGTCGCGTTCGCGGAGATGTTGGCCACCAGGTTGCCGATCACCGCCATCAGTCAGTCCTCAATCGAGACATGCCACGGGCCACTTCGTCTGGACTCATCGCCTTCGCCCTGGGTGCATTCGCTGGAGACATTGCCGCCAACAGCTTGCCAGTGTCCACTTTCGCGCCCATCGACGACGCAATCACCGACGCAGACACGGCCACTCGGCGATCCTCGCGGGCCTCGCCGAATCCTTCGAGTTGGTGAAACGCCTGCAAGACAGTGACCTGCCGTGGGGTCAACTCGTCAAGCAACTCCTCCCACCTGGCTAACCGACGATCCGCCGCCGCGAGTCGCATGACCCACAGCACCAGATCGTCGGAAGCTAGTTTTTTGCGGCCTTCTCCACACTGCCCGGGGCCGACACCTTGAGCACCGCGTCGGCGATCTCCTTGACCACATCGACGGGGATGTCTCCGATGGCGTCCTCATCAGGAGCGAAGACCTGCGCGCCCGACTCATCGACAACGCAGGTCGAGACCAGGTAACGAAGACTCGATTGCTCGTTGGCCTTCGCCGCCTCATCGAACGCGAGGGCCTCTCGGATCGTCAGCGACCGCACATAGACCGCTTCGCCGTTGATCTGGACTTGCTTGGGCACTCGCTTCAACAGGGCTTTTCTACTCATCGTCATCACCGCTTGTTGGCATCTGGTCCCAGTTAGGACCGGGCTTGTAAGTTCCATCGGGCAGATATCCGAGGATGATTCCCGCATCGAACAACGGGAAGTCGTCGGGATGGATGCCCGCATTCAATCTCGCGTAGGCATGCTGCGCCTTGGCGAACTCGGCAGCAGACATCGAAGCCCGCTGCCTGCACTCGTCGTCCACCGCTTCGGCAATCCCCATGCGAACCAGCATGAACGAGTCGGGCCGGTCGAGGATCGCCCCTTGTTTCCAGAATGTCACGGGCCGATTCTGCCCATTACGCAGAATCACCCGCTCCACCGTCTGGGCCTGCTCCTCTTCGGACAGGACCGCAGACGGTGAGACTTCAATATCGTCACGCAGGAGTCGTGCTTTCATTAGGTAGGCCAACCCGGGTCGCCAGTGACGGTGTAAGTGACGTTGCCCTTGAGTCCGTCGCCCATATCGACGGTCGCCCCGAACTGCACGCCAGCCGACGTGAAAGACTGGTTCGTCGCCGCAGTGTCGGCGTAGATCAGCTTCATCGCATTCGTAGCGGGAGTCGCGATCAGGTCCGTGATTGCCTGATGGCCGGACAACGCCGGATCGTAGAACAACTCAGCGGACACCTCGCCTGGGTTGCTGTAGCCGGTCGGGGCGAACGTCTTGTAGGTCGAGCCGTCGAGCGTGGTAGACTCGAAGGTCTCGGAGCCAGACCCGCTGTGCTCGATGCTCAACAGTTGCGCGATGTCCACGAGCGAAGCCGCCACCGTGTGCTGCAACTTGGTTCCTTTGCACTTGACGATAGCCAAGGGCCACCTCCTTTCATGTGTGCTGGATTCTGAAAGACAACGAACGAACGTAATGCCGCTGGTCGCGGCCATCCCCGAGTGTCACGATGTCATCGAGTGTGCTGTCGTGAAGCACTGCGTTGATGGTGTCGCTTGCCCCGGCTGCCCCAACATAGTCACGCAAGAACACCTCGACTGCGTTACTCAATGCGATTGCCCCGGGCCGACTGGTCGCGTAACTGTCGATGTCGATCTCTGACAGACGCAGCGTGCCGCCTGTGCCGTCGAGTCTTTTGTAGGGATCGTGCCCGGTCTGCTGAATGAGAATGAATGGAGGCTTCATGCCCTCCGCCGGATTGTCCAGGAACACCGCCGGGAACGACACACCGCCGACAGTCTGTGCCGGTGCCAACGTCGTGATAGACGACTGAGCCAGGAGCAGCGTGCGGAGTCCGGTTTCAATTGCCACTCTTCTTCGCCTCCTGCGCCACCGCCTTATCAATGCCTTCTTGAATCGCAATCTTGAAGACGTTCATCATCTCCGTTTGCGATCCCTTCCAGCCATTGATAACCGCGTCGGGAATCATGCGTGGCATCGCACCGAGAAATCGGTTTTTCGAGTCGGTGCGGTCTGCTGTTCCCAAGACAGCCCAATGGATGTTGGCCGCTGCAATTCCGACGCCCTTGTTCTTGGTCTCGCCCTTGCGGGTGGTGTATGTGTTCTTGCCTGTCCGCTGTGCCTTCCGCGTCTTCTCGGTTCGCTTGCCAACGCCGAGACCCGCCTTGGCTTGCCACACCTTTTGCTTCGCCTTCGTGGAACCGACAAAGATTCCAACAAGAGGCTTTGCCCACTTCTGCATCACTGGCACCTGAGCCTTGATACCACGACGCGAGACTCGCAACGCCTTACGCAGTGCCTTCTCGATGACCCGCTGCCTCACCTTGTCATTGATGCGACCGATGGCTTTCCGAAGGGCCTTGGCCCCGCCCAATTCCTTGGCGACAGCAAGCCCAATGGTCTGCTTGAACTTCGCGCCCGCGATCCGCTTGGCCTTGCCCCGTGCTGCAATCTGGGCTTTCGTCGGCTTCTCCCCATCGCCCCACCAGTTAGCCATCGGTCGGCACCTCGATGGCTTGGAATCGAACCATCTCGCCGCCCTCGTCCACATCCAGCGGGGGAGACGCAATCGACAGCACACGCGAGCCGAGACGTAATCTCTGCTTCGGTGTGAACGCCTTGCTCTCTGGGTCCGCCCGCATCGTCACCTGGTGCGTGATGTCTGCCGCCACCTCGACGCCGCGAAAAAACTCGCGGGATCCTCGGGTGATGAGTTCGCACCATCGCAAGCAGAACGTCTGCCAGTTCGCCGCCGTTGTCTCGTCGAGTTGTCCCGCCGCGTTCACGGTCCCGACGAGTCGCTGCACCTCGACGCGGTTGCTCAGCTTTCCGGCCCTCATGCGTAGTCCCCCCACTTCAAGCGACCCGCGAGAGCAGCGTAGGACAAGTCAATCTCCTTGCTGATTGTCCCGACGATGACGGTCTCGGCGTTCTCGTACCAGTGCGCGGCCAGCATCCTGATAGCCTGCTTCGCGTCCTCGGGCACTACCGACGCAGCACCGTAGCCCACGACTGCGGTGAGCTCGACCGCGTTGAATCGCTCGTAGGTCGTCGGCCAAGTCTTGCCAAACGCGGGCCGGATAAGTGCGGGCTCCGCGTAGATGTCGCTCTCGTACTCGGTCTGTGCGAGAGTCTGTTGTACGTTGAGTGAATCGTAATAGGTGATCGACGTGATGCTCTGCACCGGTGCGACTGGCAGCACGATATACGTCGGCAGAAAGTCCATCGACACGACCACGGTCTGCGTGCAGAACGCCCGCCGCGTGTCCTTCTCCAGCATGATCCGAGCCGCAGTCAGATACGACTGAAGCTTGCTGTCCTCGAAGCCCGAGTCGATCCGGGCATGCAACTTGAGATCCTCCACCGAAACCGGCTCGACCACTGGGCCAACAGACACACGCCAAGCGTGCCTGACGCTATCCATTGAGACCAGTGGTTGAGCTCGATTCCAGGGCATCTTACTTCCCTCGGCTACGACGCCGCTCCATCACTGGGCGAGCGTCGGCGGTTTCAACAACGTCTTCGACAAGCCGGGCCATGCCTCGGCGGATGAGCACATTGGCCACGCCGTCGGCCATGTGCATCACCTTACCCGGCTTGTGCCCGAGCCACCCCTTGAGCAGTTCCACCTTCATCAGGCAGGCACCCGCAGGATGTTGGCAAAGCCTCGCTCCGTCGCCGAGACCGGGTAGTCCTTGGCACGCGAAAGCAGGGCGAACGCCGTGAGATAGGTTCCCGCCGAGCCATCGCCAGCGGTCGCGACCAAATCGAAGTACCGCTTCCGTCCGCGAAGATCGACCTCGAAGACGAAAGCCTTGTTGTCATCGGTCGCACTGGGCAGGGCCGATGTGGTTCCGCCAATGCCGACCGACGTGCCATAGACCAGCCCGGTCACGTCGGCATAGCTGCCGTCGGTGTCGCTCTCCTGGAGCTTCAGCGCGGCCATGGCGATATCGGTAGCACCGAGGTAGACGAACACCCGAAGGTAGTCGAACCCCTGCGTGTCGATGCTCGCCGTCGTGTAGCTGGCGTTATCGACGATCAGCCCCGGAGGAGTGATCGACAGAAACTTGTCATTCTGTGCGTGAATCATGCTGCAATTCTCCTTACGATCCGGGGGTAGACAGCATGATCACCGGGCCAGCCACCGAGGCGGTCCCACGCTCATGCACGTTGAGATCGAAACGCTGAGTGCCACGAATCGCGATTTGGTC